CCTCTTCCTCCCTCCGCTTGAGTTGTTCTTCTTTTGGTAGAGCCTGCCAGGCGGCAACACGCTCCTCAAATTTCTGACGGTCCTTTTCTTTTTGCTGCCGGCGCTTTTCCTCTCGCTTGGACTTCTGCTTCTTCGCCTTTGACGTTGCCCGCGCGATACGCCTGCCCTCCTTGGCGACCCGGCGGGCTTCCCGTTCCTTCTGTCTGTTCTCCCACTCCACGAAATCCATGTTGCGTCGGGAGCGTCGGGACCGGAAAGCACCTGCAAGGTCTTCAATCTCGTCTCCATCTTCCGGTGGCTCTTTGGGTTCGGGAGCATCCCCACTCTCCCCACTCAGGGCGCGTTCTCTCCGTTTACGATCGCGATCACTCCGAACAGCGTTGGCCGCCTCCCGTGAAACTCCCGTGCTTCTTGATTCTTGCTCGAATCTCCTCGGGGGGAATCTGTCATCTTCTCTTGATATCCGGGCAGTTCCCTGTGGATCGTCTGGAGCGTCATCTCCTTCGGGTGCTGCTTCCGTGCCGACCCATCTGCGGGCAGTGTCATCTACGTCCTCAACGAAGGGATCACCGCGCTGGATGAACTTGTCGTCCTCGTACTCCTCGCGTATCGTTAGAACATGCTCTCGTAACCGACTGGCGAAAGTGATACTTCGATCCTCGTCGGGGGTCAATGTGCGGCCAGTCTGATCTTCTAGATAGTCATCAATTTGTATTCCCATTCGTTCAATCATGTCAAACGTAAGATCTTCATCCGCGTCAAGAGTGTCTTGCAGGGAGTCCCAAAATTCAACATGGGATTCGTCTGCCCTGTCATCCATAGATGCGGTCGCGAGTGCATTGCGCTTGGTGCCGATGTTCACATCGAGGGAGTCCATTATTCTGAGACGACGATCCATGGCCGCCTGTTCGTCTGGGGACTGGATCGGTTTGCCAACATCGTCTCCGATGTCTCGTCCGCCTTCGGGATCCAGTATCCGTCGCCGTCGGCCACCGGGACCCGGGTCAAGGTTGTCAAGTCCTACCTGAAAACCTGGGCGAGTCCTGGTGTAGGGTGCATCTTCCTGAGTTCGCGCTTGGCGGCGCTGCATCGTAGAAACAGGTTTAGCGGCATCGGCTATCCGTTGTCGTCGCTCCCTGCGTCGTCGCGCTATAGCCAGACCTGGATTTGCTCGCTCCTCCTGAGTCTCGATCTGTTCAGATATCTCGCCAAGAATGCGGTCGTAGTCAACGCTCCTGAGACGTTCCTCGGGAGGCGGCCAGTCGAAGAGTTGTGGTTTATTCGGATTGGAGCGGGGATTGAAATTGACCATCAATTCTTCCGCCTGCTCTTGAAGGCTCAGTTCATCCCAGTTCCCCGGTTTGAGTTCCTCCCATTTCCGGCCGAAGAATCGCGATTGTCCAGGCCCCAGGCCCTCGTGAGGTTGCTGCCCACCAGCCCACTTAGGGTCGGGCTTCTTTCTAGATGATCGAAGGCCACGACGTTCTCCGTACTGCGGCATCCCCCTGCCGGCCGGGCTGTAGTTCGCGTAATAATCGTGGAGTCGAATCCAATCTCGCGGCGACAACTGTTCTCCGCCACGGTCATAACGCCGCACCAAGTCCTGAACCACACGGAAGCCGCTCTGCTGGCGTGCCCAATTGACTAAATCTCCCTGAAGGCGTGGCGTGATGTCGGCAGGTGCGCCGTTATTGGGACGCCGTGAAGCAAATCCATGTGGTCGGTCAGGGAACTGTGAGTCTTTGGCGACGTTAGGAGAAACCCATTTGCCCTTCTTGGAAAAGGCTGCCATTTCGAGAACGTCTCGACCGGGTTTGAAATAGCCATCCGGATCCATTGCATCAAGGCGGGCATACGATTCGAGAATCTGATTGTACTCAGCGGAATCCAAACTAACTTTACCGCCTTTAGCATCTCGGAGTTTTTCATCGTATGCAGACAAACCACGTTCGATGTTGGGATGACCATCGTATTTGGCTCGCACGGACTTCAGGCCATCACCGATTTCACCAATCTCTTCTTCAGAAAGAGAAACTTCCATTCGGCCACTGTGATGGGCGTTGACTCGCCGTCCAGGATCAGACCTAATGACGGCGGCGGCATCGCGCAAGAGTCCTGCGACATGCGGTTCTTCATCGCGCCAGAGATTGTCGGCCAGATGATTGAGTTCATTAACGAGCAGCGACCGATCGACAGGCTTGGCCGGGGAAGTGTCGGTCCCATCGAGAATATTTCGGGCTTTCTTGAAGGTCGCAGATTCCGCCCTGTCCAGTCCCCTGTGGTCTCTCAGCCTGTTGGCATGTCGCTTCAGTTTCTCGCCCAATGTCGGCAGTTCGGTGGCGAAACCCGTGCGATCCACAACCGTGCCATCGGGCTTGATCAGGTATGACTCTCTACCCTTAATCCATTCGTTGACGGCTTCGCCCAGGCTGCTCTCTGCATTCACGACAGCAGCGATGTCGGGAGCGACGCCTCCGTAGATGTACGTTCGTCCCCCCTTGAAGGTGACGGCGAGTTCTTCATCGCCAGCGTTGTAGTGCGCGTGGCTGATGGCGCTGCTGAAAGATGAGTCCAGTTCGAAGTCTTCTCCCAGTCCAGCGCCACGCTGTGACCGGAAACCTGTTCCCTTAGGTGAGAAACCCTCAAGACTCCCGGTTGTCGCGTCCATCCGTGACGATTCCAGGTCCTGTCCGTATACGAGCCTTTCGGCCATGCGCTCTGCGTCCTCAGGGCTCGCCACAAATGAATCGTCGTCCCGCTTTTCGATATTCATGTTGCGGTCAAATTTGTCAATCTTCTCAGCAGCCTCTAGGACTACGTCCTGCCCATTTCGTGCATGCTGGCTGACACTTTCCTCGGCGCTGTAGTGCTCCTGCTCCTTTTCTTCAATGTCTCCTCTGGTGTTCTTTGCTGCTTGCCATCCGTACTTGAGGGATGCTTCCCAGTAAGGTACGCCTTCAGATTCGTCAATCTCCAGATCCTCGAAATCGCCCGCCGGATCGCCCCTGCGATTCTCGTGCCGTTCCAAAACATATTCTGGAGTGAACAATGCCCGGAGTCCGTCATAGTCGTCTTTTAGCAAGAACTCTTTGATGACCTCTGTTGTGAGATATTCGCCGTTCGCCGCTCGGCTGGGCGCCAATTCCTCGATAAACTCGAGGTTTCTATCCAAATCTTTATCTAAGTCGGCTAGTTCTCCGAGTATCTTGTCGACCTTTTCTCTCGCTTCTTGGAGGTTCTGATTCTCCTCTCTGAACCCGTCGAGGATGTTGCCGTATTCGGTCCTGAGTTCCTCCCAGTCGTCCATGAGCGAATCCCAAGCCTTGATGCCACCAGGAAAGTCATCTAGGCCGGGGTATGTGCGGGTATCGAGGTCATAGTCGAGACCTAGCGTTGCATCGAAATGCGGATTCTCTGTTAAGAAATCAAGCATTGCTTCACGAGCATCTATGAGATCTCGCAGATTCTGATGTGAGTCTTGGCCATGGAAGTTCCTTCTAGACGCCAACCCTGCTGGCCTCATCGAGGGGGGATTCATGAGGGAGGTGACCTCTAATTCGTTGAAGCCTCGGCCGCGCAGTTCGGCGGCCCGACGACTGGCCTGGCTGGCCTCCATCGCCCTGTTCCAAACAGCACTCTCGTTGGCCGCAAGTTCGGGAGTGCGAGAAGCCCCTCGCTGTATCCGTTGGCCGCCTTCCCTGTCTGGGGCCACTCTGGCTGCCCGAAAGTCGGACCTGTTTCTGGTGGACTCCAAAGCCCCACGCCGCCTCCTCCTTGCCGCTTGCTGGCTGCTCCCACCGCGAGCAGCCACCAGCATCTGCAGCCGCCTCATTTCAGGGGTCACACTTTGCGTGTTAACACCAATGTCTGAAGGCTTAAAACTGGGTCCAAGAAGTTCTCCCCCGACAGTAACCAAATCACCCCTACCGTTTGTTTGGGTGGGGATTTCTTTTCTGGGACCACGGATGCTCCTCCGTTTGGCCGAAGGCTGTCTGAGCATCCTTACCGGCAAAACTTTCATGCCTAGTCGTTGTGCGGCAGCCAGTCTGTGGTTTCCCTCATCGAGAGCAAGGGTGCCGGTTTCTGGATCGTATTGAACTACCAGTGGATGTTTGATGCCGTTGGCGCGGATGTCTTCGGTCAACTCGTCCAATTTCCCCATGATGATGGGGGCGTCCAGTTCGTAACTCCGCATCTCTCCAGCACGAGTGGCGGCGTCCTCGTCCCAACCGTTGCTGGCTGCGGGTCCGATGTTGCCCGGCATGTCGTTAAAGAAATCGATGGGCACAAGTTCGGTGTGGTCGAAGTTGTCGAACTCGGTCAGTGCAGGATGAGGGTAGAGCGGGTCGCTTACGTCCTGGATTCCGTAGGCCTTGATAATTTTCTGGGCCTGCTCGTTGAGGAATGCGTGGTATTCGTCGCGCGTGAATTCCCCCATGCGTGCTTTGGTCGGGGGGCGCTCGTCCATGGCAACGCCCTCTGCTCGGGCGTCCGGAGTTGGGGTGTCGGGACCGGCTTCGTCATCGCCCCGTTCGTCCCAATTGCGCCCTTGCAGTAAGCGTCTACCGGAACGAAAAGCGCCATCAAATGGTTTCGGTTTGCGAGGAAGGGCCGGTCGTTCCCATGGCGTGCCTTCCTGGACAAGCATGTCCAAGTCGGCGTCTCTGGCGTCTGGGTTGAAACCTCGAAGGGCCGCTCCGGCCCTACGAACTTTTCCCGACCCTCCACCACCGCCTCGGAGAAGACCACGACCCAGCCTCCGGCCTAAGGCCTTTGTAGCCGTCTCGACGGCTTCGATGAAATCGGGCGTCGCCCCCGACTTTATGATGATTCCTTCTTCGGTTACTTCAGCGATTGCGCCGTGATAATCGATAATGGGATCGAGCAGTGACTTGGTGGCAAAAGCATCTTCAAGTTTGCACGAGATCACCAGTTGATCTCCGCCTTTTTCGCTGTTATCGGTGTCCAGTTTCTGAACAATACGCATGATCCTGGGCATGACCGCGTCTGCTGGACTCTGCTCGTAGCGATTGGCAGGGTTCACCTGCGGTTTCGCTTGGACGCCGGGCGGTTTGAAGGGGGCATACATCATCTGTGGGACGACTCGTTCGGGCTGGCCCAGCATGAATCCACGCTCTGGGTGGTAATGGAAGTGGACTCGGTACATCGCTGTTCCATTATCGGAACGTTGAACCTGGAAAATAGCCGAGCCTTCGGCTGAACTGATCAGTTTGATCGGCTGTGGCGAACGGGACTGCAATTCCAGTTCCAACTTGCGATCATGTTGATCAGACATGTTCTCAGCCCGTGGAGTTTCTACGGGCATCATTGCGAGCATTCCGCCCTTTTCGTAAAGGTCGTCAAAGGCGAATTCGAGATCGTCGCCTGACGTGTCTGTGCGTTCCAGAACGGCCGCTTCTGCACCCTTGACGGAAATGGTTCCTGTCAGTTGATTCGCGCCATGTAGGACGGGGGAACATTCATACAGTTCCACTTCGTGCAAAATATTTGCCTGTCGGACTGGGTCAAATGTGGCATTGATCGTTTTGTAGCCAATTGACCATTCCTGCTCTTCTCCGTAGAAGGCGATGTTGGCGAAGGCTTCTCGACCCTTTTCAGATCCAAGGTTGAACTGGACTCGCGCATACAAGCCCCCAACGCCTCCCGATTTCATTTTCTCCGGGAGACGTGGGTCGCTGGGTCCGACTTCCTGAATGTCTAGAACTTTGCCGATAGGGTCGTTCCAGTTATGACCCCAGACGACGCGTGGCTTTCGCCGCTGGAGACTTCCAGCGAAGGCTCCCGGCTGAATGATGTCGCCAACGGAGTCCTTGTTGCCAATGGCGGCCACGAAGCACTCAACGATACCTTGGGCCTCGTCAACACTAACCTGGCCATTACTGGCTTTGATCTGGATATCTGTTTCCATCCCTACAGGCATAGATAACTCCCTGTCGCTCTGTAGTCATGATAGAGCACACTGATGGTGGGCTACTGTAAAATAATGTGAAAAATGTCTTAGTTTCTGTAAAGGGCTTTTAGCCCGCTAGATTCCAAGCCCTACGCGTTTCATCGATAGCAGTTTGTGGACGCACTTTGGCCAAGAGGTTGGTGAAATGACCCACAAGGGCAGACTTGAATGCCGCCAGCCGATGCTCATCTTCCTCTATGCGTAAAGAGTAGGCGATTTCTTTGGCGATCGCTTCCCTGCTATCAATGTTGATTGCCTTGATCCTATCCATCTGAGAATTGACATGAGTAACAATGTCCTCAGCAATGGGTGGGGAATACTCTGCCGACTTTTCTGAATGCGATTCGGTAGCATCTTTAATAATCGCATTTAGAACTGGGCGAATATCCTCTTCCATTTGTTTATCCCAAATATCTTGAGGCATGAGTAAGTCAACTACAAGATTTCCCTTAGATAGCGCTTTTCTGGCCTTGGCCCCACCGGCCTTCTCTAAAACCACTCTCTGCTGACGCTCGAATAGACGCTCAATGCTTCGGTCTAAAATCCCCGACCATCTGTCCAAGTCGGAATCAAAATCTGTGAAGGCTGAAAGCGTGTCCTTGAACTCCATACCTCCGGCGGGCTCTTCGGACAACTGCTGTGGCGCTCCTGCCGCCTGAGCCGCCATAGCGCCCTGCATGGTGTTTGGATCAAGCATTTCCGCTCCGGGTGGCGCTCCTTCCATGGGAGCCCCTGGAGGCGCTCCTGGGGGCGCTCCTGGCATTCCAGGTCCACCTGGCCCACCCGGACCCATCATTACGTTGGGTTCTGGTTCTGTTTCTTTGTGGGTATTCGCTATGGGGGTGAGGTTCGGGTTTTGCAGGAGGGAGTCTCCGAGGTCTGAGTGGACTATCTTACGTCCAGTTGCTTCTCGGTATTCGTTGGCACTGATCAGACCAGTCTGAAACTCCTGCAACACATAGCGTGATCGCTCTTGTCGGTACATCGTCAGAGTTGGAACTTCGTCTAGGTCAAAGTCGACGTAGTGCTTGTCGTCCAACTCGTCTAGGGCGCGAGCAATGTGCTGGAGGTGGGGTGCCATGGTCTCGCTCCAGAACACACGAATTTCCTCGGCAGCGTTACTGAAAGTTCGTCCAGAGGCATTGCCGATGACCGACTCGGGCACACCGAACGAGGCCAAAATCTCTTCTTTTGTGATCTGTCGCATCTGGACGTAGGCAGAATCACGGGGGCTTGCGGAAGTGTCGACATAATCGACACCATCATCAGCAGCAATAACGGTGGTTGCGCCTGCTCGGCCCAGGTTTCCTCGGAACCTGTTTCTCAGTTCGTTCCGGTCGTCATCATCGATCTCTCCCTTGACTACCAGCAGTCCTCCGGGACGACCATCGTTGAGGAGGTAGTTTCGGTTGTACAACTTGGCGAGGTTTTCGATTTCGATAGCCACGCCAGCGGCTTCCATCGGGGTCATGGAGAGGTACGGGTCGAGTGGATGCGGTCGACGAATCCACACGACGCTCTCAGGCGGCATGATGATCTTCTTGCCATCCGGCATGGCGACCTCATACCCGGAAACAAATCGCTTAGGATGAGGGATGGGAGCCGTGGTCTGAGGTGGGAGCAGGTTGAGACCAATCACCCGGCCATCTCGTCCGCGTATCTTCTCAACGAATGCGCCGCGTGTCCCCATGAGGAGTTGGGCTGAGAGTCGGTACCGGAAGATGAAGGAGTTCTCTCCGATATTAGATTTAGTATTAAGAAGGTCTAATATGGAATCCTTCTTGATTCTCTTGCTGGTGATGATTTCACCATTTGGCGAATTGTCTTTTCGAAGAATGACCGGAAGGCGTGCTTGGTTCCCTGCGATGGCGTCGATGCAGCGGGCCACCCATGTGACCTTCTGCATGCCTTCGCTATGGGCTCGCTCTATGTCCCACGGATCACGGTAGGGCTGGCCGGCGAGGCTAACGTTCTGGGCTACTGGTGCCCCCGGCCCAACGATTGCCCTGCCCGCTGCCATCTGGTGGGATTTTGTTTCTGGAGAGTTCCAAGCCATATTTACTCAAGACCTAATAGGAAACCGAGGATCCCACATGTTGCGCCAGCGACTATGAACCCCCACGAGGGCCGAATCATCCACGCACCGATGCTTGTGAATATAATAAAGGATACCATCAGAGCATTTGCAGCATTTGCCCGACTAAACAGGGCGCGCATCCAATTCAGGAAGGTCATGCGCGTTACCCTATCGCACCTATCGGGCTGCTCTAGAATGTATAAGGACAGGAGTTGTACTTGTGGCTGACTGGGAAAGTATTTTAGCATTCTTACAACCGAAGGACTCTCCGTATTGCCCGGAGACTCCTTCGTTAACGCAGAAGGTCTTTCTGCGCACCTACGCCATGGAAGGTCTGTTCGGCGGTGCAGCCGGCGGGGGTAAATCTTCAGCATTGCTTATGTCGGCGTTGCAATATGTGGATGTACCGAACTACTCCGCCATCATCTTCCGTCGCACCTACGCCGACCTCGCTTTGCCCGGCGCCATCATGGACCGCTTCACGACGTGGATTGCCAACGCTGACGACGTGTCATGGAATGGGTCCCTGTATGTAGCCACATTCCCATCTGGGGCACGAATCTCATTCGGTTATCTAAACAACAGCCAGGACTATTTGCGTTACAAGGGTGCGGAGTTCCAGTTCATCGGAATGGACGAGGTCACCGAGATCAGAGAACATGATTACCGCTACCTCTTCTCTCGACTGCGGCGACCGGCAACGGGTCCCGTATCTCAGGTTCCTCTGAGGATGAGGTGTGCTTCCAACCCCGCGCCCAACTGGGTCAGGCAACGCTTCATTGTGGAGGCCGAAACGACTGGTCGAGTTTTTGTCCCGTCGCTACTGACCGACAATCCGGGCATCGACGCTGAGTCCTATCGGCAGTCCCTTCAGGCGCTGGACCCTGTAGAACGCAAACGCCTTGAGGAAGGCGACTGGTGGTCAACCACCCTGGGAACCATGTTTGACAGAGAGTCTGTTGTTCTCTTGGAGAATGAAGAGTTGCCGACATTGACCCCCAAAGCGAAGGCAGTTCGGTTCTGGGACCTTGCAGCATCGGAACCATCTCCCGCCTACCCGGACCCTGACTGGACGGTAGGGACTCTGATGCTTTTCGACCAAGGCATTGCTTACGTCCTGGATGTTAAAAAGATTCGCCACAGGGGAGAGAAGGTCGAACAGTTCATCGCCCAGACGGCGTATGAGGACGGAGCGTCAGTTCCCATCCGGATGGAGCAGGAGCCGGGGTCTGCCGGAAAGGCCCTTATTAACCAGTACGCCAGATTCGTTGTGCCGGGGTTCGACATCATGGGCATCCGATCTACCGGTGACAAGGTGACTCGTGCCCGTCCGTTCGCAGCGGCCATTGCTAATGGCAATGTGCGAGTGGTGCGAGGAACGTGGCTTACCGACTGGCTCGATGAGTTCTCGGCATTCCCAGAAGCCTGCCCCCACGACGATCAGGTTGACTCGGCGACGGGGGCTTTCTCATTCCTTACAGGCTTAGGCTTGCCCCAGCGTAAACGAGCGGCTATTCTCGCTTGAGTGCAACGGAGCCAGATGACACCTGAGGATGTTCGAGCCCTACGGCAAGAGATTGCGGATCTGGATGCCAAGTTGGCCGAGTATACGAAAGACGATCATTCGGTCGAGGAGTCAGCCGACCTGCTGCTCGAACTGAACTTGGCTAAACGGGACATGGGCTTTCTCTATGATGGCTTGTCCACCTGGCTCGGTAGCCAAATGGACGGGAACCAGATTCTGAGTCTGCGAGACATGGCCACGGTCGAGCGCAAGATGTCCTCCAGCCGTTCGGGATGGCAGCACAAGGATCTTACCCGAGACGTGATCGACCGCATCGAACAGTCATCCGTAGACATGGACACGGGTGAGGTTGTGATGACCCCCGCCGAAATGGCGTTGAGGATCTTGGACTACGTTCAGCCGTCCTACTGGCGGGTGGGGGAACTGAACAAGATCGGATTGAACCCAGACAATTACTGTGCAGGGTCCGAAAGCAAGATAAGCATAATCGTGAGAAGAGGCGACGCTAAATGACTGATCACATCGGCAGCAAGAATCTGCTAAAGCAACTATCCACACCGTTCCCCGCAGAACTGGAGGGCACCCTGAACAAGGGGGGAGTGGCATTCAGATTTGTATCGGTCAACGAGGTTATTGCACGCCTCAATGACGTTCTTGGAGTCGAGAACTGGACCTTCGAGGTCATCTCCTGCGAACGCAGCCTTGAGGGGGGCGACAACATCATCGCCCATGTCCGCCTGTCGGCGTACATCAATGACAAGCCGCTTCAAAGGGACGCATACGGCGGTTCAGAGGTCAAGACAAAGAGGGACGGGGACCTGCTCGATTTGGGCAATGATCACAAGATCGCGGTTTCCGACGCCTTGAAGAAGGCTGCTTCCATGATCGGCGTGGGTTTGTACCTCTACCGCTCTGAGGAAGCCCTCGCCCATGAGGCCCATGAGGCGCAGTATCCGGAAGTGAAGCAGTTGTATGACAACTTCACCAGCCTGATCGAGAAGTTCGACAAGACGCAGAAGGAAGAGGTGGCGGTGTTCTGGAAAGAGCATGCAGGAGAACGCCCCAAGCCAAAGCCCGAAGCCATGGGTAGTGTCGAGGACCTGACGGCCCTAGTCGAGAAGTGCGTCGCCATCTCCTTTGGTGCCGAATCCGTAAATGAGTGAGCCGGCCGTGAAGTGGCCGAAGAATTCCATGTACCGATGTCCGTCGTGCGTCCGCCACTACATGGACGGTAGATCCGCGGAACGGTACGACGCGTCCTGTAATGTCTGCGGCACCGCCATCGACCCGAAAGTGGATCGCGTTAAATAATGGGCAGCATCATGAAGCAACAGTACGACACGTTTACTCGCAAGGAACTTCTTCAACACAGAGAAGAAGAGGCCGAGCGATACAGGAAAGAAAAGGAAGAAGCCAAATCTAAATAGGGATGAATACAAATGGATGCCTTAAGTATGGAAGATCTGACATGACAGCCACGCCGCCCCCGCACCTGTCGCCCTCGTCAATGGGGACCTTCCGCCAGTGCCCCCTCAAATGGAAATACAACAAGATCGACAAGATTCCCGACCCCTCCGGCAAGGAGGCGTTGATGGGAAATTTCGTTCACGATGTCCTTGAAGAACTCTACGGCCTGCCTCCCGAAGAACGCTCTCAGGCTCAGGCTCAGTCCTTGGCCCGGGAAGTATGGGACAGGGGCAATTGGGAGCGGAGGGTCAAGCCCCTCGTTCCCGATGCTGAGGAGTATCGGATGTTCCGCTGGAAGGCTTGGTGGTGTATCGAGAACCTGTGGAAGATCGAGAATCCAGAAGACATAGAACCTGACGGCCTGGAGTTCGAACTCAATGGGGAAGTGTCTGGAGTAAGACTTAAAGGGTTCATCGATCGTTTCACCATGAGTGAAGACGGTGGAGTTGTCATTTCCGACTACAAGACCGGCAAGGTTCCACGAAAAGAATACGTCGATGATCGATTTCTACAACTACGCATCTATGGAACGCTAGTAGACACTTTGAGCATCGGACGCACCACCAGTCTAGAACTGCTTTACCTGAAAGACGGAGTTAAGTTCGAAGTTCCCTTTAGTGAAGAAGTTCTTATTAACACAAGTGTGTATGTGAGAGACGTAAAAGACGACATAGATAAAGCATGTGCTACAGGAGATTTTCCTGCACAAAAGTCTGTTTTGTGTGGCTGGTGCAGTTACAAAGGAATTTGTCCACTATGGGTCAACTAGCCGGAGAAACAGGAACCATGATGCCCGACGAATTCTTTGCCCGATTAGTTGCGGACGACGTGAAGAATCGCGTTACCGCGCAGCAAAGAAAAGAGTTGATGCTCGAAGAGAATTGGGATCGTTGGAAGAGGGGGCTCTTGTCCCTTCTGGACAATCTCGAAGATCAAATCGAGAACATCCAAATAGATGCTCAGGCCGATGCGGTCAGGTACGAGGGCATGGGGCGGGCCGGTAAGCGTTTAGCGGACGAAGCCGCACGAGCCTACGACATGCGCGAAACCAAAGTCCAACGGTTTCGCCTGCATGTTGAGCGCCGCTTGAGTCAAGTGGAAAGCATGCTTAAAACGGGTCAGCCAATTGATGAGAATCCGTGGGAAACGGTTGAGTTCTATCGCCGGGCAATCATCATGCACAGGAACATGCTCAACGACCATGACCTGGAAGATACCGCAATCGATCGAGCCCTATGGGCCACTCTTGACAACCGTTGGGACTTTGACAGGGTGGACCCGCTGTCTCTTTGATGAGAGTAGGCTTCAAGCGTGCGTAATCGTAGTAAGAAGAAGCAGCGTCAATATGTTGAGCGTCGCAAACTGGTCAAGCGGATGCTGGAAGAGCGCCCTTATTGTGAAGCCTGTCCGATTTTCGCAGAACATGATGGTGTTGGCTCCTACATCCGCAACGGCAGCGTCGACATCCACGAGTTGAAGCGTCGCTCTCAGGGGGGATCTATTACAGATGAGTCAAACTGCATGGCGGTGTGTCGTCAGTGTCATCGGCGTATTGGGGAACACCCGCAACTCGCCTTCCACCTGGGCCTCGCTAAACAGGGTTGGATGAAATGAACATTCTTGGTCTCGACCCATCACTTACTTCGACAGGAGTATGCACCGGAGATAATTCCTGTGTTGCATTCCACTCATATGAGGAAGAAACGGCACGACTAACAGATATTCGTAATTATGTCTTGGGAGCATGTTTGGAAGAAAATATCAAATGTGTCATCATGGAAGGCTACTCTTATGGTTCGCGCACCCGAGCGCATTCCCTTGGGGAACTGGGTGGGGTGTTGAAGGTGGCGTTTGACGAAGCATGGATTCCCTTCGTAATCGTGCCCCCCACCTCACGGGCCAAGTTTGCTACCGGGCGTGGGAACTCCGGCAAGGCTGAGGTTATTTCAGCGGTGTCGTTCAGAACTCAGAGATCCTGGTCGGGCAAGGGTATTGAGGATCGCATTGACGCGTGGGTGCTTCGCGAGATGGGCCTGCAGCGATTGGGGCAGAGTGAGTATGAGTGGCCCGCTGAGAATCTCAAGGCTCTTGACAATATCGATTGGGAGCCATTGCTGATGATGGCGGGAGCGGAGAACGGTGAACCGATCACAACCGATTAGTCAGGTCGACATTGAGCATCAACTCATGTACCTGATCGAATCGTTAGAGAGCGAGACCGAAGCCTTCGAGCAGTTGGCGGAAGACGCCGCGAAGAAAGAGTCGCGATACAAGGGGAGTTGGGCTAAGGAGTACCTGTCTGCCAAGGGGTCGATCAAAGAGCGGGAGTCTTGGGCCGATTACAAGTTGGCAGACACGCAGTTTGATTTCAAGTGTGCCGAGGCTCTCGTCAAGGCGAAGCGTGAGAAGTTGCTGTCGTTGCGAACCTCGATTGACGCCATGCGAACACTCAACGCCAACGTAAGATTTCAAGTAGGCCCGTGATGAAACACAACGTAAACGAAGCACTGAACGACCTGCTGGTTCCTCTGGATTCTCTTGCTCCGCTGGAATACAACCCACGAGTTGGCAATGTCCCAGCGATCATGGCCTCTTATGAGGAGTTTGGTCAAGTCAAACCGATTGTGGTGAGACCGAATGACGATGGCACGTCGACCGTCGTCGCCGGCAATCACCAGGTTGAGGCAGTTAAGCGTCTCGGATGGACGCACATCGCTGCTGTGCCGATTAGCGCGGACGACAAGCGGGCGGTTGCATTTGCCCTCGCAGACAACCGGACTGTGGAGTTGGGATACACGGACCCGGTTCAGGCGTCCGACATGATCATTGAGATCGTCGATGAATATAGCGATCTGATGGAAAGCCTCAAGTGGGACGACTTTGAGATCGCCTACTACGAAGAGCAGTCCAAGAAAGGCAAGTCCGACAATGGCGATGAGGTCGGTTTCATTACTCCGGCACTCACAGAAGTGGTTGGGGCTGCAGCCGAGATGTTGGCGGGAATGGTTCGGGAGGGCGAGGACGGAGAACGACAGATCGTCGCTGACGATTCAATGGACCATGGTGATGTCGCAGTTCAAGGCAGCACGGCATTGGTTCCGGGCGCTGCCCCTCGCGCTGTAGTCCAATACACGATCGTCTTTGACGACCCCGATCAACAGAAGCGATGGTACGACTTTGTTCGGTGGCTCCGAAACAATCCAGGTTACGACGGAGCCACCACGGGACAAAAGATTCTTTCGTTTATTGATTCTCATTCAGAACCATGAGCCGTCAGAGAATGTTCCTCGACATCTCGTGTGTCGAGGCGGCCCGACAAAGAATCCGGCACGTTTACGACACGTTTGACACTGTCTGTGTTCAGTTCTCCGGGGGCAAGGACAGCACGGCGGCCTTATACCTGGCCAAGGAAATCCATGAGGAACGTGGTCTAGGCCCGGTAAAAGTCATTTTTCGTGACGAAGAGATGGTCAGCCCGCTTGTTGAGGAGTACGTCAACACGGTTCGCCAATTCGACTGGGTAGACATGGAGTGGTACTGCCTGCCTGTTGGTGCAGAGATTTGGGTACTGGGCAGACGGCAATCTTTGATCATCTGGGATGAGGAGCGAGCAAAAGAAGGAAAACTTGTACGCCCCATACCCGAGTGGGCTATCACCGCATTTCATTTCGGGTTGGATCACTCCGAACCCTTAACCAAATCCATGGACGAATACACGATGCAGGGCAAGGCCGGTCAGGTTGCGTTCATTACTGGAGTCAGGGCTTCCGAGTCCATGATCCGCTACCGGTCGGTTGTCCAGAAGTTGCACGAGAACTACATCAACAATCCGTACAAGTTGAGTAAGAGCGTTCCCCTCAAGTTGGCCAAAATCATTTACGACTGGAATGTCAACGACGTGTTCAGGTTCATTTCAGAAGAACACAACGCTCCCTACTGTGAGTACTACGACCGAGCGGTAGCGACTGGCTCCAATACGAGGGTCGGAGTTCCACTGCATGCAGTCGCCATCCGACGAATCGGCGATTTGGTAGCAACAGAACCAGAGTTCTTTGACCGCCTCTGTGAATGCTTCCCTCAGATAGACGCCCAGCGACGATGGTGGAAAGATGTCGACGTTGAGAAATTCATCGCCATCTATTCGGAGGGCGGCTGGGATGGCGTCTCTGAGTTCATCGACACTTACATGATGGGATCCGGTAACACCAAACGGGCTATGGCGCTGACCGCAGAGTTTCGTCGCAAGCATGCTCGCGATCCGTATTCGTATCCATTCGAAAACCTATTGCGTCATTTGCTGCTGAAGGAAATCGGCAGCGCCAGATCGGTGTCGCCAGTTGGGCCAAAGACTCGAGCGCACACGCTCCGAATGAAGGAGATGACGGATGGAGATTGAACTGGTTGAGGGCGAATCTCTCAACATCCCCGATTGGGGTGCCACCTACATTCTGAGGCCCGACCTGCTAGTTCTGGCTCGATCCATTGCCGAGCATGGGATTCTGGCGCCCCTAGTGGTGCAACGGGAGGGGGCCAACATCATCGACGGCGGACAGCGTCTGCGTATCGTGCTGGACAACGCATCCATCAATGAAGCGTGCGAGGGAAAGGTCCCGGTGACGTGGATTGATTGCGATGATACGGAGGCGATGATCCTGCACATCCAAATCAATCGAGGACGTGGAGCGATGGTTGCTCACAAGTTGTCCAAGTTAGTCAAGACGCTCAAGCGCGTCATGCGTATGACCGATACTGAATACAACGATTTGTTCAGTATGAAATTCGACGAACTCGAATTGATGTTGGATGGCTCAATCATCAAACATCGAAAGGTTGCTAGCCACAATTATTCCCGGGCGTGGGTTCCAATAGAGGCTCCACCGGGGACAACTGATAGCGACAGTGCGATACGCCAGAAGGTTGCTATAGAGAAGCCGCCCAATCCCGACAGGTAGTGAATGGTAGACTCTACATAGATTCGAATCCTGTAGGAGTCTTCATGAAGTTCGGCATATTCTTTGGTTTCAGACTGCTTTCTCTGTGGCTGCCGTTGCAGAGTCACTGGATCCAGGTCGGCTGGGCCGACAGGTTTAAATTGCGGACGGGCAAAGTTCGTCGTCTGGGAAGTGCGGCCCTGAGGCGGCGAACGTCAGGACGTAGATCTGAGAGCGTGAGGGATATCACGCGCGAGATGTGGCAGAACGCAAGGACTGGTCGAACCCGGGCGACCCGGCCGTAGTGGCTCGCCTGTAAAGGCGGTAAGAGCGCATGGCATTAGTAACCAAAGCCGACATCGTCAAATACATGGACATCACCCTGACTCCTCTACAAGAGGACTCGGCTGACACAATTTTGGCGGGCCTCCAGTCCGAGATGGAAACCTATTTGGGGCGTCCTGTAGAGGTCAACACATATACCGATGAGGTGCATGTGATGGGATCCGACCATGTAGGGGTGCCTATGGGCTCCTTCTTTTACAATCACGACTCTTCGGATACTTCCTCTGGCGCCTGGCCCACTATCCAGACCTTCACTGATCCGCCCGAGACGGTGTACCTCAGGAACAGTCCAGTTGTTACCGTAACGAGTGTGACGCGCAGGGGTGCGTCGGCTTCCGCCACCACGGATACTTTGACGGAATACACGAATTACATCGTGCGTCGGTATGGAATCGATGTCTATGGGAGTGTCGCTAACGACAAGGTCACGGTTACCTACACGGCAGGTTTGACCGGTGCGAATATCCCAATGTTCAAGTTGATGATTTTGCGTGCGGCGGCTCGGGAGATGCAGAACATGCACGACGACGTTGTCGGCATCAAAGACCTCGATCCAAGAGAAACCACTTTGGCGGAAATCGGCTTCATGGAAAAGGAACTGCTCGCCATCAAGAGGTATCGACGCGTAAGGGTCTCGTAATGCGAATCGATATTGATGTCCATTACGACGATGACGAGGCTCAAAACAGACTCGACGACATACAGCGACGGGGTAAGAACTTCAAACCTCCTCTCGAGGAAATTCGCGACGAGTTGCAGAAGGCCTGGACTGGCAATTTCAGGTCCAATGGTCTTGCGGTAGGGGGATGGAAGCCGCTGGATGCGGAATATGCATCTTGGAAGGCTGCCCATTACCCGGGAGCACCACCACTCATACAGACCGGAGAACTGTTCAAAGCCATCTCCAC